ACCCATGGCTCACCGCGGAGCACATGAAAAATCCTTCCCTGATATTCACTCTGTGTTCTATATCGGATCAGCTAGAGCCTTCACTTTCGGGAGGGGCGATGCTATACATAACTTCCTCGCAGATGAATATGCTTTTTGGCCGGACACTGCTAAGATTATGGTGCCCACCTTGCAACGAGTACCACCTCAGGGCCGGGTGATGGTTCTATCTACTCCCAATGGTGAGGATAATGACTTCCATGATCTTTACTATGAAGGAAAGTCTCCCGACTCTAACTGGCAATCACACTTCTATCACTGGATGCAGCACCCAGAATATTTCTTATACTCTGAATCTCCTCTTGCTCTCCCATCTGACCGTCAAGAAGAACTGAATCTCCTCACTGATATTGAGATACAACTTCTAAGAGATGGTTCAACCACAGATCAAATAAGATGGCGTCGTTATAAGAACGCTGAGATGGCAGCACTAAAGAGACGTGGTGATACAATATCACTATTCCCACAGGAATTTCCCGAGGATGAAATAACTTGCTTCCTAATAGCAGGAGACATGGTCTATGATCCCGAAGAGGTTGATAGGATGGCTCGTGATTGTATTGAGGCGCCCTCGTCCAAAAGTTTACTTCCAGGATTCCCTGCTACCAAAACTCTCATATGGGAAGAACCACAAGAACAATACGACTACCAAATCGGAGTAGACCCAGGCCAAGGTAAGCATACTGAAACTTGTATATCAGTTTGGAGGTTTGAGTACGATGCAGAACTTGATATTGAGCGACCTATCTTTGTCGCAAGGTGCTCTGGCCTTATCGAACCTGACGAAACCGCAGACCAGGCCAAAGCTATTGGCCGTTTCTACAACACCGCTTCAATATCGGTCGAGGGAAACGGACATGGAATGGCGGTCCTTTCCGGAGTTAGGGGTTACCCTAGACTCTACCACAGAGTTGAGATCGCCAGCGGGCGTCGCACTCGTACAATTGGTTGGATAACCTCCAATAAGACCAAACCTTTTATGATCTCTCAAGTCCAAGAACTAATGGAACATATGATCTGCCGAGATATACGGACAGTAAGTCAATTCCGTAATATCAGGTGGGTTAGTAATGCCCGAGGTGATAAGATAGCTCAGTCTATGGGAGCTGACGACCTCCATGATGGTGCAGCTATCGCCATAGCTAGTCGAGATGTTTACAAGGGTGCCCGAGGATTCGTAGGCGCCACAGCGGGGTGGGATTAGATGGTTGAGACACAACAAGGATTAGGATCAAAAACTCCATCGGGGTTTAGTAGAACTCCGTTTCAGCCGTCTGATGGAGTGCCTCTAGTATTTGGTTCAATGGATTCAGTTACTAATTCTACTTGGTGGACTAGACGAGCCCAGACTATTGCAGGTAACTGGAATGCTCGTAATGCTAAGATGAAAGACTGGTACAATATTTTGTTGCTTGAGGATAAACTCAAGAAGCCAGGTTTAGAATCAGTTGTAGCCAATGACCCGCGAACTTCATTCAACCTTGCAACTCATATTCTTAGTAGGTCCTTCCTTCGTCATGGGGAGTCCCTGTTCCCGGTAAGTAGCGAGTTTGACCGTCCACTTGCAGATCTAGCGGTCCAAATGGACGCATGGTGGGAACTTGAGAACAAGCGAAATATGTCTAGAGGACGACGTGCTTGGCTTACCGAGGTGTCTCAGCATATGCTTGCAACTGGATGGTATGCAGTCAAGGTTGACCCTGATGAGACCAAAGCAGAAATTATTAGCCCAGCTCAGGTCTTTCCAGAGTATGACCCAGATATGGGAACTATCGAGGTAGTACATGCTTTCAGGCTAACTAAGCACCAATCTCTCATCAAGGCTCAGAATAATGGATGGAATGTAGAGTCCTTCGACCCACTCAACACTGGCCTTATGCAACGGTTGAAGGGTTGGTTCAATAATCCTAATGACACAGTACAATGGTATGACCACTGGATCTGGACTGGAGACGGAGCTATCAATGCAGTCCTGGCCGATGGTGAATTTATGCGCCGGCCAATGGCCTTCACAGATCTCGACAAAATACCGATATTTACAGGTCCTGCCAAAGGACTACCAGATAGAGGAGAGATTCTATCTTCAGATTGGACTAAGTCAGCGGGTGAATCTTTTGTAGGAGTTAGTGAAGAACTCTGGCATAACATGGACCGCCAACTTACATATCTACAACAACTACTCCGTGACACAGCTCAGGCTCGTTGGAAGGTTAGAGGTAATGTAGATGTAACCAAAGAGGAACTTGAGCGACGTGGTGGTGTGTTCCGAATGGATGAAAACTCTGATATCTCTATGATAGATGGTATCCCCATTCCTGTTGAGATAAGTACCCAACTTCATATGATGAGTGGGATGCTTCAGAGAGACACCTTCCCACACTCTATCTTTGGTGATGTAACTGGGCAGATCTCTACTCTACAAATGTCACAAATAGCTGGTGCAGCCCAGCATGTGCTAACACCATATAGTGATGCTCTCACTACTCTACTAGGTGAGATAGATAATATGTGGTTACGGGCCGTCAATAACATGGGTGAGGATCCACTCGGAAACTTATTACCCATAGGTTTGCCAGATAATCTTATTCTCAAAGTATCTCAGTACTTGTCAGTCCCAGGTGATGCTGTAGCAAGAGCAAACTTCTCCAAGATGATGAATCCTGATTTTACTCTATCCCCACAAACTCTCATGGAATTATCATGGCCTGAAGTTGATAATCCTCTAGAGGAAATAGAACGATCCAAAGCTTACAAGGCATTGAACTCACCACCATCCCAGCGTATAGATTTGATAATTGCTTTGGAAATTCGATCTAATGAAGAAAAAATAGCAGGTAATGAACGTGCTTCGGAACTCTATGCTCAAGAAGCTACTAGGCTGAGACAACAAGGTGCTGGACAGGATTTCCAACCGCCTGGACCAACTGGACCAGCTGGACCACCTCCTTCACCAAATGTAGCCCCACAGACTATCAGTACTGGAGAATTTGTATAATGGCTGAACCGACTCCTCTGGAAGAAAAGCTAGCTCCAAAGCGTCTAAGGTTGGGTCGTGAAGAAGATCAGCCACCCTCTATTCCTTCTGAGCTGCTAATTCCTAAAACTATACCTGGTCCAATAGGGAGTCAATCTATTGGACAGATCCCAAATCCTCTGCACCCAGAGCCACTTATAACTGGTGGTGTAAGAGGGAGAGGAATTCCAAAGATTTCTCCCCGTGCAGTAGGGGGAGGATGGCATGCTCCTGATGATAACTTGGAAGCTCTAACTGAAGCTGGCATACAGAACTTTACAGCTAGTGTCCGCCAAGCTGAGTCAAATTTACCAGAAATGTACAAGGATATGGAAGTATTTTGGTACACGGAAGCCCAACGCGAAAGTTTGAACCTTTCAATTGATGACCACAACCTTAGAGAATATATGTTCAACTTCCGTAGTACGATGGCAGACAGGCAGTTTAGCTCTTTCGTATTCACTAGTGGTGCTGCTGATTTCCCAGTACAGTCTGTACCAACTAATGATGATCTCTTAGCCCAGGATGAAACTTTCCTAGCTGGTGTTGAGGCTACTAATGCCCAACGGGTAAAAGTTGCTCGGGCTAACTTCATGTGGCAGACTCTTATCACTATGCAAACTGGCTGGGTAAATGGTGAGTATGATGATATAGAAGATGCTATAAATACTCTGATAGGTACAGGTGAAGACGCTGAATACATAAGGTCTCTTATATCTCCAGAACTCCTTGAACAACTCGACTCTGCATTTTCTAGTCTAGCAGCCAATGTGCCTCGTACCTTCTCAGTAGTTGATATAGGTGATAAGGATATAGATGACGTTTTAGAAGACCTAACTAAACCAGCTGAGTCACAAGTTATATTTATCAGCAACTACTCAGCAAAGCAACTTGCTGACATGATGCAAACTCGAGGTATCCCAGAGTTAGAGTTACCTAGGGGAATGTCTATTAGTGACTTCACTAGATACCTTGGTACTCAGGGTGTAGATAAAGAAACTATTGATGGCCTAAATTCTTCTCGAGAAGATCTAACTGAACTTGTGGGGCTATTTCAAGAGCAGCGCCTCATGTCTACAGCTATCCAGGCAGACTTAGCTAGTGCTATTGTACCAGCTCTGTCTTGGAAAGAGGCAATGAAACTATCTATATTACAGCCTGCCTACCAAGCAGCTACCATGATGGAATGGTATGCTAATAGTATTAGTGAACCTTCTGCTGCACTTCAGGTTCGTAGTGGTCTTTCACCTGTAACCTTCGCTACACAAGGTTATACAGTAGGGTCAGCCTTTGGGAAATATGGTCGTGTAATAGGTGCTGCGGCTGGGTTTACTTATGGGATGTATTCACAATTCAAATATCGTGGTGAACTCCAATCAGCTTACTTACATGCTCGGTCTCGTGGCGATAATTTTTGGGAAGCTAATGGGCAGGCTTTCCAAGATTGGGACGCAGGTTTTGGATCTAAGATACTTCTTGAGACTGCTGGTGATCCATTATTGTTCTTCGGGTTTGAAATGTATGGTAGACAAATTGCAAAGATAGGATCTAGCAGTAGAGCTGGTCTAATAAACCCTGCTACTGGTCTAGTTCGTACTAGGGATTCTAATATAGCTTGGTTATCAAGTAGGCTTCTAGCCACAGAGCGACGTGTAAACCAAGTTACAGACGCTGCGTTTATACTTCCATTCAAAGCGATAGGTAAAATACCACTAACTC